AACCCCGATGTTACCGGGCCGCGCTACATTGCGGAACAGATAAACCGCAACGAAGTTGACTGGGACTGGTTGAGCAAAAAGCCCGATCTGCGTGATGCACGCTGGGTGCGCCGCCGTCGCTGGATTGACCTGGATGAAGCTGTGATGTTGTTCCCGCAGCGGGCGGAGACGCTGAAGAATGCTGTCGGTACGTGGGACACGTTTGATGATATCGAGCGCATTGATGGTGATGATGTCGATCTGCGTAGTGGCTGGGGAGAAAGGGAGACAT